ATAACATTGAACGCTGCATGGGTGCAGTGCGCTTGGCGAAAGACCCGCAGCGCATTTACAATATGATGGTGTCAAAGCTGGCAGAGATTGCCGCGCTATCGCCAATCCGCAAGCCTATCTTTCTGTCCGAACAGATTGCTGGCCTTCAGGATGAATGGTCAAAGGGCAATATCAACGACTATCCGTTTTACCGGATTAACGCGATTGAGGCTGTTGACGGTTCAACGCAACCCGTAGGCCCTGTCGGTTATCTTGAACCGCCCGATGTGCCAGCCGCGCTTGGTGCATTGATTGCACAGACCGGGCAGGACATGAACGAACTGCTAGGCATGAACCAAGGCGCAGAGCAAGTTGTGTCTAACATATCCGGCAAAGCGGTGGAGATGATCCAATCGCGCTTGGATATGCAGTCCTACATATTCATGTCGAACTTCGCCAAGGCTATGCGCCGGTGTGGTGAGATATGGCTGTCGATGGCCAAAGAGGTCTACGTCGAGGACGAGCGCCCCATGAAGTCAGTGGGCGAACAAGGCGATGTTTCGCGCGTTGAACTTGCCAAGCCTGTCATTGGTGACAATGGCGAGATTGTCCTTCGCAATGATCTATCCAAGGCGGACTTCGACGTTGTGCCTGATGTTGGCCCGTCGTTTACCAGCCGACGCGATGCTACCGTGCGGATGTTGACGGGGCTTTTGCAGATGGCGAATGATCAAACCGACGCCAAGGTCATCACATCATTGATCCTGATGAACGCTGAAGGTGAAGGCCTTAGCGACGTGAACCGCTACTATCGTAAACAGCTTGTCCAGATGGGCGTCATTGAGCCTAATGAGGAAGAGCGCGCAGCGATGGAAGAAGCGGCGGGGCAAGAGGCTGCGCCGGACCCGAACGCCACATACCTTGCCGCTGCTGCGGAAAAGGAAGCGGCACTGGCAGGTAAGGCGTTGGCAGATACTGAATTGACAATGGCCAAGGTGGATGAAACCAAAGCCAAGACTGCTGAAACTATGGCGGGTCTTGGAGCGCAGCTAGGAGGGCGCGAACTATGAACGATGATCAAGAACTGATTGAGACGCCAGAGGTTGAAGTGCCTGAGGCCGAGCAAGTCGAGGCCGAGCCTGAAGGTCTGCTAGTCGTCCAGATTGGCGATGAAGCGCCAGAGGATGAGATAGACGAGGAGGAAGTTGCCAAGGCTCCGGCATGGGTGCAGGACTTGCGCAAGCGTGATCGCGAACGCGAACGCGAAAAGCGCGAACTGCAAAAGCGTGTCAAGGAACTAGAAGCCGCCAACACCGTCACGCAGGACAAGCCCAAGCTTGGCGCTAAGCCATCACTGGCAGACTTCGACTATGACGAGGACGCACACGGCGCTGCCTTGGATAAGTGGTATGCTGACAAGGCCACGTTTGAAGCCTATGAAAGCAAGGCCAAGGATCAAGAACGCCAAGCGCAGCAATCATGGGAAGCTAAGGTTTCGTCCTATAACGAAGCTAAAGTAAAGCTTCCTGTCACTGACTTTGACGAGGCTGAAGCGTTAATCCAAGATACTTTCGACGCAACGCAACAGGCATTGTTGATTAAGGTTGCCAAGGACGCGCCAACGCTGGTCTATGCCTTGGGTAAGAACCCCAAGAAAGCCAATGAGCTTGCAGGAATCAAGGATTACACTGAATTTGTGGCTGAGGCTGTCCGATTGGAGATGAGCATGAAAGCAACCCGTAAGCCAGCCACAAACCCAGAACGCGCGGTGTCCGTCCCTGCTGCGGGCGGTGGTGTGTCGACTGACAACACGCTTGATAGGCTCCGTGATGAAGCGGCCAAGACTGGCGATTATTCCAAGGTGCTGGCTTACAAGAAGTCAAAGCAATGACGGCCTTATGGATGCTAGTCATTGGGCTTGCCCTTTTGGCGATTGCTTCGGATGATCGATACTGGCGCTAGTTGCATAAGGGGCGGGTTCATGTTATAACCCGCCTCACAAGCCTTCGCGCGGCTATAAATGCGCAGTCCATGGGTTGCCGCCGTCCCTAATAGGCGAGTTCCGAACCGGGTTTAATCCCTTTTCCGTTCTCGCCATTAGAGGAGCACCCAAATGGCAAATAATTTTAGTAAAGAAGAGCGCGTAGCCTTTGAGGACCTCCTCGCTGGCTTCAATGATGCGCTTGTGATGTCTCGCAATGTTGCCAAGTTCGGCACCAACGGCGAACTGATGGAACGTGCAAACGATACCATCTGGCGTCCAATGCCCTACATCCTCAACAGCCAGACCCGCACCGTCGGTTCTGCTGTCACTCCACAAGATGTAACGCAGCTTTCGGTTCCGTCGCAGTTGACGGAAAAGAAGAACGTATCTTGGAACATGAATGCCCTTGAACTGCGTGATGCACTTCAGGAAGGCCGTTTGGGTAAAGCCGCATATCAGCGCCTTGCAACGGACATCAACACCAAGGTCCGTGACGTTGCATCACTTCAGGGTTCACTTGTCATTCCTATCACTGGCGCTTCTGGTGATTATGACGATGTGGCGCTGGCTGAAAGCGTGATGAACGAACAGGGTATCCCTGAAGGAGACCGTTACCTTGCGCTTACTACGCGCGACTACAACGGCCTTGCAGGCAACCTTGCTGGTCGCCAGAACCTTGTCGCAAGCAAGACCATCAACGCTTACGAACGCTCATATGTTGGCATGATCGCAGGCTTTGAAACCTACAAGATCGATGCAGGCAAGCGTATTGCTGCTGCTGGGGCAGGCGGTTCTATCACCGTCGCAACCAACGGTGCGCAGGTTCGTTACGTTCCTGACAACGTGGACGCCAACGGTAACAACGTCGATAACCGTTATCAGTCGGTTACGTTCTCTTCGACAACTGGCATGGTTGCAGGTGACTGCTTTACCATCGCTGGCATCGAAGCGGTGCACCAGATCACCAAGGAAAGCACGGGACAGCTCAAGACGTTCCGCGTTATCTCTGTGACCAGCGGCACTGTAGCTGTCATTTCGCCCCCAATGGTCGGCGCCAACTCGTCGCCAACGGCTGCGGAAACGGCATATAAGAACATCAACGTCGCCTCTACTTCCGCAACCGCTTCTGTCAACTGGCTGAACGATAACGCCACAGGCGCAAACCCGTTCTGGCACAAGGATAGCATCGAACTGCTGCCCGGACGCTATGCGGTTCCAGATGGTCAAGGTGTGGACATTCTGCGCGGCACGACCGATCAAGGCATCGAAGTGGTTATGGGCAAGAAGTTCGATAACTCGACCTTCACCAGCCTTTACACTTTGGACGTTCTTTACGGGGTGGTGAACACCAACCCCAGCATGAACGGCGTGATTTTGTTCGGACAACCATAACGGTTGGGGTGGGGCGGCGTCTCCTAGCGTCGCCCCATTTACTAGGAGAATGATGTGACCGACTTCCCGACAATGGTTTATCGCAGCCCCGGCTTTCACCGGGCGTCTGGCGGTAAAACCTTTGATTATCGCGGCATTGATGACGCAGGCGCGCTTAGTGCTGCGCTGTCTGATGGCTGGCGATTGACTGTTGTGGAAGCTATCGCGGGCGTAAAGGCCCAAGCCGTGATTAAAGAGGTTGTCGAAGCGCAAGAGGCTATCGATGATGTATCGCCTGCCACCCGTGACGAACTGGAACAGAAGGCCAAGGAATTGGGCATCGGCTTCAATTCACGCACAAGCGACACGGTGCTTGCACAACGCATTGCGGAAGCGATCTGATGGGTTACACCCGCCGAGACTTCGTTAATGGGGCGCTAGAGGAGATTGGCCTCGCGTCCTATGCGTATGATGCCACGGCGGAAGAATTGACCGGCGCTATGAGGCGCTTGGATGCCATGATGGCAGAGTGGAACGCCAAGGGTATCCGCATCGGGTATCCTATCCCTAGCGGCCCTGCCACGGGCAGTTTGACCGATGAAACGAACGTGCCTGATAGCGCATGGGAAGCGATCACATGTGGCTTGGCGATCCGCATTGCGCCTAGCTACGGCAAGCAGGTTATGCCAGCGACAATGACCAACGCTAAGCGGGCTTACAACACGCTGCTAAACCTGCACGCAGCGCCTATCGAAATGCAGTTGCCAGAAATGCCAGCGGGTGCGGGCAATAAGCCTTGGCGATATGATGGCACTTTCTTGGTAGGGCCTGATGACCAATTGCAGGCTGGCAATGATAGCCTTTTGGAGTTTTGAGCATGTCCACGATTAACCAACTTTCGGCAGTTGATAGCTTGAATGCGGGCGACAATGTGCCGGTGTTTGCGACGGGGCAAGGTGACACTCGCCGGTTTTCATTGACGACGCTTGTGTCGTTTCTATCTACGGCCTTCACGTCGTTGACCGTATCAAGTTACATTAAGACGACGCCTGTTACGTTTTCCAATCTGCCGAGCGCAGCCACGGCTGGTGCAGGTGCGCGGGCTTATGTGACTGATAGCAGCACGGTTACATTCAACGCCACAATTGCAGGCGGCGGGGCCAATCGCGTCGGGGCAATTAGTGACGGCACAAACTGGAAGGTCGGCTAATGAACAACGTATTTTCACCAGCGTGGGGTTCTACCACAAACATCACAAACGCCACCAGCGCAACGGCTGCGCTTGTCATCCCCAAGAACTGCAATGCGATTGTGTTGACCAATACAAGCGCAACGGCGCGGGTGCATGTGGCTTTGACTACGTTCGCCAATGAAAGCACTGTCCCCACTGGCACGGCCCCTACGACCAATGATGGATTGCCTATCCTCCCCGGTGGGCAGATTGTCGTTTATTGCGGGCCAAACCTTAACCTCATTCGCACTATTGCGACGGCTGCTGATGGCAATCTGATTGTAACACCCGGCTCGTTCAAATAATGCCTCAAATCCCGATCTTGTCGGGCATCTATGCCAGCTCTTCACCGGAATTGCGCACAAGCTATCCGGTGAACTTTGTCGCTGTGCCTAAAGAGAACGGGGTTAGTCAGGGGTTCCTAAGGCCCGCTGATGGCTTAACGGAATGGGTGGCCACATCTGCCACATGCCGAGGCTTGATTGTCTGGAATGGCGTCCTGTACGCGGTATTAGGGTCTGAACTTTACGCGGTGGCAAGCGATGGCTCACAATCGCTTATCGGTAGCGTCGGCACCGATGGCGCGCCGGTGTCTTTGGATTATGGCTTTGATGATCTAGCGATTGCCAGCAATGGCGACTTGTTCCTTTACAATCCTACCGATGGATTGCGCCAGAACGTCGATCCCGATCTTGGCTTAGTTAACGACGTGCTTTGGGTCGATGGGTACTTCATGACCACGGACGGCGTGTCATTAGTGGTGACGGAACTTGGCGATCCGCTTAGCGTCAATCCGCTTAAGTACGGTTCGTCCGAAGCTGATCCCGATCCGGTCATTGCCATCCTAAAGTTGCGCAATGAAGTGGCGGCGCTTAACCTGCATACAATCGAGTTCTTTGATAACATCGGCGGCGATCTATTCCCGTTTCAGCGTATCGAAGGCGCGCAAATCGAAAAGGGCTGCATCGGCAAAGATGCTTGCTGCGTCTATATGGATGCAATCGCGTTCTTGGGTAATGGCTTTAATGAGCAACCATCGATCTATATCGGCGCAAACGGCAATGCGGTTAAGATTAGCACGCATGAGATTGATACGCTGTTAGAAGCGTACACGACCGACGAACTTTCCCAAGCCATCCTTGAGGCGCGCAATGAAGGTTCGCACCAATTCCTGTATCTGCACTTGCCAGATCGCACATTGCTTTATGATGGCGGTGCATCGCAGGATTTACAGACACCTATCTGGACCGTGCTGACAACCACACTTGATGGCTTTGAGCAGTATCGCGCACGGCATTTTTGCTATGCCTACAACGCTTGGCGGTGCGCTGATCCCTTGGGTAATCGCTTGGGTTATGTCCGCCGGGATATATCAAGCCACTACGGCGCGCAGGTGAGGTGGGAGTTTGGCACGACTATCGTTTACAACGCTGGTGCTGGCGCATTGTTTACGCGGCTGGAACTGGTAGCGCTGACAGGCAGTGTTGCCCTTGGCATCAATCCGGTTATCTCTACAAGCTACAGCATTGATGGGCGATCATGGTCAATTGAGCGCACTACATCGCTAGGAACCATCGGGGCAACGTCGAAGCGCATTGTATGGTTACGTCAAGGCAGGATGGCGGATAGGCGCATTCAACGCTTTAGGGGTACGTCTGATGCACATGCTGCTTTTGTGCGCTTAGAAGCCACGCTAGAGCCTTTGGCATGGTAAGCCAGATACGCCTCACACGGAACCAGATTGCGAACTTTGTCGGCAATGACCCGAAAGCCATCAAGCAATTTGAGCAGACGTTCTTAGAAATTAGCAATGTCACCATTAACGTCGCTACGATTGACGCGCAGATAGCAGAGTTGTTTGCGCGCGATCTAATCGCCGGTAACGGATTGACGGGCGGAGGAACGCTTGCCGCTGATCGCACCTTCACCGTTGGCGCGGGCGCTGGCATTACCGTTGGTGCTGATACGGTTGGCCTAGACACAACAAGCGCGCGCAACGTAGATCATGCCGCCGTTTCGATTACCGCTGGCACAGGTTTGACGGGCGGCGGCACAATTGCAGCATCACGTACACTTAACCTTGCCAATACGGCGGTCACGGCAGCTAGTTACGGTTCCGCAACGTCGGTGCCTTCATTCACGGTGGATGCACAAGGACGGCTTACGGCTGCTTCCGGCAATACTATTCCCGTTCTGGCAAGCGGGACTTGGACGCCAACGTTAACCGGCGTTTTGAACGTAGCTTCGTCAAGTGCGTCAGTTGGTCAATGGTTGCGCGTTGGCAATAGCATTACATGCTCTGTAAATATATCAATCACACCTATTGCAGGCGCTCCGACATTGACCGCTATTGGTTTGTCTTTGCCTGTAGCATCGGCATTTGCAGGCGCACATCAACTTGCTGGCGTTAGTTCTGCGATCACTCCAGTGGCAGGATATACCGCCGGTTCGGTTTATGCCGACTTCACAAATGACCGTGCAGAAATGGCATTTATGGCCCCATCGACTGCCGCCCGATCATGGGTTTTGCACTTCACTTACACGGTTGCTTAATTGGTGGACTTGGTTTAGTATGGCTGCACTGAGTATCCGGCCAGCCAGTAGGCCACCTGCAAAGGGTGCTGGATGCTTACTCCTTACAATCGAGAACTGACATGCTAGGCGCGATACTTGGCGCGGTGGGCTCTATTGCAGGGGGCCTGCTAGGTTCCAGTGCGTCAAAGAAAGCTGCAAATCAGCAAGCGCAATCCGATGCGATGGCAATTGCTGAACAGCGCCGTCAATTCGACACGTTGCAAGGCTTGCTTAAGCCTTATTCAGCTGCTGGCACATCATCGCTTTCCAGTCTGCTATCGCTTGTCGGAACAGGCGGCGGACAATTTAATCCAGCCGGGTATCTGCAAGCCAATCCCGATGTTGCGGCACAAGCGCAGCAGCTAGTTGCGCAGGGCGTCTACGGTTCCCCAGAAGAATACGCGCAATTCCACTTCGACAAGTACGGCAAGAGCGAAGGCCGATCCGGCTTTACGCTGTCTAATGCCGACGCGCAAAACCAAGCAATTAGCCAGCTTGAACAAAGCCCGATGTTTCAGGCGATCGCAAGGCAAGGTGAGCAAGGTATCTTGCAGAACGCCAGTGCTACGGGCGGGCTTCGTGGTGGCAACGTGCAAGGCGCATTGGCACAATTCCGGCCAGCGTTGCTTAACCAGCAAATACAACAGCAAATGCAAAACCTAACTGGCATTGCGTCGCTAGGGCAAAACTCTGCTGCGATGCAGGGCCAGTCTGGTGTGCAAATGGGCCAGAACATTGGCAACATTATGCAAAACACCGGCCAAGCGCAGGCTTATGGCACGTTGGGCAGTGCTAATGCTTGGGGCGGCGCGCTTAGCAGCCTTGGGGGCATCGCTGGGGGTTTGTTTGGTGGTTCTGGTATGCCGAGTGCATCACAAATTAACACGAATGCCCTTGCAAGCATGAGGGGCTTCTAATGGCAATTAACCCACTTCCCTTCCTGCAGAACATGCCTGATCCGGGGCAAGCGTTCATGCAGTCGTTTGATGCAGCACGTCAGCGGCGTGACCAGCAGGCGGCTTTGCAGGCGCAGCAAGCGCAAGCGCAATCGCGCCAAGCGCAATATCAGCAATGGATACAGCGTATTAGAGAGGACCCATCACCACCTAATATGGCAGAGTTTGGCCTTGCGTTTCCAGATCAAGCAAAAGCTGTGCAAGAAGCATTTGCCCCATTGGAAAAGGCAGAGCGGGAAGGCCGGTTTAAGTACAACGCGCAAGTGTTTTCCGCACTTCGCGGCAAGGATACCGCGCGGGCAAAGGAACTACTGCAAGAGCGTATCACGGCGGCTAGAAACACCCGTGGGCGCGAGCAAGAAGCGGCTGAACTAGAGTATTGGCTACCGCAGATCGATAAAGACCCTGAGGGCGCTTTGTCGGCGCTTTCCACGACTATGTATTTTGACAATCCCGATGCTTACAAGGAATTGTATGCAAAGGATGATATGAAGCTAGACACATCGACGATTAAAAACCTTGTGGCTGAAATGGGGCCGGAAGCAATCGGAACGCCAGAGTTTAAGCAAGCATTGCGTGAAGAGCGTACAAAGATCACAACCACACTTCCCGGTGGTGGCTTCTTTAGTGGGCAGGCTGACGAACTTAACAGAATACTTGGCGGCGCTCCTATGCCATCCAATGTGCAGCGTGGGCCTATTCCTTCACCTAAAACCGCTGCTGAATTTAATGCAGTTCCGCCGGGGGGTGTGTTTAGGCATCCAGATGGAACAATCCGCACAAGGCCGGGAGGTGGTAGCAGCAATGCTACCGGCGGGTTTCGCACCGAGGGGGATAGCCGGTGAGCGCATCACGTCCACACTTCGCAGCCCTGCTAAGAACGCAGCCGTTCAAGGCAAGCCTAATAGCTATCATTTGTCAGGCCGCGCGCGTGACAGTGTGCCGCCTCCGGGTATGTCTATGAGTGCCTATGCTGAACAATTGCGCCGCCTTAACCCCGGCCTTGATGTAATTAACGAGGGCGATCACGTCCACATGGAGCCGAAATAATGGCGCAAGACCAGAACTGGTGGGATAGCGCCCCTGTTGTCGCTGATCCGGCAAAGGCTGCTCCGTCTTCAGGTGGGGCTATTTATATTCCGCCTACGCGGACGCCAGAACAGATAGCCGCTGACAATCGTGCAGAAACGGGCACCGATATTAATGTGTCAAACGAAGCCCGTGATAGCCGCAAGGAAAAGTTTGATTACGCCAAGAACCTTCGTGACGAGTTTCGCAAGGCTCCGGAAAGCGTAAACTATGAAACCGTCATGCGCCAATTCTCGTCGGCCCTTGGTGCGCAAGCAACGCCTACAGGTGACCAAGCACTAATCACCGCTTATGCTAAGATGCTTGACCCTACATCGGTCGTGCGTGAAGCTGAATTTAACATTGTTCAGGCTGGTGATAGCGCCATTGGCAAGCAGGTTGCTAACCTGCAAAAGCAGTTTGGCATTGATGAAAGTGGCTTGATCCGTCCGGAGGTTCGTGCCCGCGTCTTGCGTGAAATGAAAAACCTGACTGACAATTATCGCCAGTCATACGACCGCATCCGTGGCGACTATGAAGGCCTTGCTGATAGCTATGGTGTTAGCCCGACTGCGGTTATTGGAACGCGGGTTGATAGTCCGTATTCTGCCAAGATTGAAAAGCTTCTTAAAGAAAAGAATGTTACAGACGAAGCCGAAGGCCAACAACTAGCCCTAACCGCTGGCGAGAACTTTTCGACCGATCAGGACAAGGCTATTGCGGCAGCTGTCAATCAGGCGCTTGCACAAGGCGGTGGCGTTCAAGAACTTGCGGCGGCTGCACAAGCGGCTGGTGGGCAAGTTAGCCCTGATGATATTGCCAACTTCCAAAAGGCTGTTGAGGCACGCGCGCAGGGGCAAGCGGTAACATTTAATCCGCAAAAGACTGGCGTTCGATCACCTTTGGCGCAAGCGGCGGGTGAGGCGCTCATGACGCCTCTAGGAACGGGTATTGCCAGCGCAGTCAATGCAACTGGTGCGGGTTTACTGTCGCAAGTCGCTGGCGATGAAATACAGGGGCTTGAGGCACTTAATCCGATGGCCTCGCTGGGTGGCAATGTCGTAGGCTCGATGCTTGGCACGGCAGGATTAGCTAAGGGCGCTGCAATGGGCCTTGGTGCTGTTGCGCCTAACCTTGCGGGGCGTTTGGCAGGTGGGGGCCTTGCTGGCGCGGCAGGGCGTGAACTTGCTACAGAAGCAGCTTACGGCGGTCTGTATGCTGGCAACACTGGCGAGGACATTGGCACCGGCCTTGCATTAGGTGCGCTTGGCTCGCTTGGTGGGCAAGCTATCGGCGCGGGCGTCCGCCGTGTTGCGCCGGTTGTTAACCGTTTGATTGGCCGTGGTGAGGTTTCGACTGACGTACTTCCTATAGGCGGCGGTTCTGATGGCGGCACTCCCGCACCGCAAGGCATGGCGTCACAAGGCGCAACACCCCTCGAAATGGCGGATGATACTTTTACGCCAACGACAACCACGTTTCGCGATGGCGGAGCGGCCGGCATGTCTGATGAGGGTATCCGCGTTCAACGTGCGCAAGAATTACCGGTTCCTATCGATCTAATGCGCTTTCAGCGTTCACGGCTTTTCGAGGAACAACAGCGCGCGCGTGAACTAGCAAAAAATAATGAAGTTGGCGGGCCAATCCGTGAAGGGCTTAAGCAACAGCAAGAGGCTTTGCGCCAAAACTTTGATGCGTTCCTTGACCAGACAGGTTCAAAAGAATGGGGCAATCGGCGCGAACAAGGGGTTGTCGTAGACAATGCCTTAAAGACGCTAGCAAAGCGCATGGATAACAAGGTTAACGCTTTGTATAATCGCGCAAAAAAATCAGGTGAAACCGTAGAGCCGGTGGTTATGGATACATTGGTTGATGGGTTCACCAAAGATGATGGTGAATTTGTGCGTGGCCTTAATTTGCTTCGGGCTGAACGCAATTCAGCGCCAGTCATTTCAGGGCTGGCTGATGAATTAAAAGTCCGTGAACTTTCAACAGGCTCTTTGCCAAATGGTACTTTGAAATTCAAAAGACCTATAACTCTCGATGAGGCTGAAGAACTTAGAAAGACTGTCAACCGCATCGCCAAGCAGAATGATCCTAATGACCTTCGTGTAGCAGGCGAACTTAAAGATTTGATTGATAAGGCTACCGAAAACAGCGGCGGGGAATCATACAAAGCGGCTCGTGCGGCTCGTAAGGAAGTTGGCGATAAGTTTGAGCGCATTGGGCTTGTTAAAAAGCTGGTCGGCATGAAGCCGGGGACAACTGACAGGCAAGTTGCGCTTGAAAACGTCGTGGATACAGCAATTACAGGCGGTTCCACATCGCTTGATGATGTGCGCGCACTCAAGTCTGTTTTGGATGATGCCGGGCCACGTGGGCAACGTGCTTGGCGTGAATTGCAAGGCGCGACATTAGAACAAATCCAAAACAAAGCCTACAAGTCACAGACCGATGAAAGCGGGCAGCGCGTGCTTTATCCATCTGCATTGGAAAAAGCGATTGCTGATCTAGATAAAGGCGGAAAGCTTGATTTTGTTTTTGGCAAAAAGACCGCCGAACTTTTGCGGACGATGGGTGAAGTTTCTAAGGATTTGTTTACCGCTCCACCGGGGTCGGTTAATTCATCCAATACGGCAAGTGCTATGGGTAATGCCTTGGATACGCTAGTTACGTTTTCGTTATCAGGCGCTCCTGTCCCCGCCGGGAAACTGGCAAATGAGTTTTTCAAATCCTTACGCACTCGTGGATTGCGTAAAGAAGTTGAACGCCTTACCGACATACCTAAGGACGCCCAATGACCGACATCATCAACCCATTCCCGTATTTCGCAGAAGCTGGAACCGGCGGGTTCATTTATGTGGGCACGGCAAGCCTAAATGCCATCACGAACCAGATTGCGGTCTATCGTGACGCAGAACTTACGTTGCCGTGGGCGCAGCCTATCCGCACGATTGACGGCTATCCCGCATATCAGGGCGCTAAGGCTGGCTTGTATGCTGCGGTTGATACCGTTTCGCTTACGGTTTTGGATGGCAACGGCAATCTGGTTTCTAGCGATCTTAATGCCTCAGGTTTTATTAGCGCGGCAGACTTAGCCTCAACCGCAACCGGCAAGGGCGCTGGCCTAATCGGCGTATCCCCCACAACAACCTACCCCGACGACACGGTAGGCAGTTACCTAAACCGCTTCTTCAACTTCACCAATCCGACGTTTGAACTGCAAAGCATCGGCCCATCTACCCCGCCTGCCAATGGCGTTTACATGGGCGCGGGCGGTAACTCGCTGTCGTTCTTCACGCTGGTCTCCAGCCCATCGGACGGTGCAGAGTTCGACAACCAGCGCGGCACGTTGCTTATCCGCGCGGTCACATCTGACGATGGCAATAGCGAAGAGCAATCGCTTTGTGTCCTGACGACGATTGAGACGGGCTTCACAACGCCTTGGGCAGCCAGCACGGCTTATTCAACGCTGGGCACGAACGTGAACAACGGCGGCAACACGTACCGGCTCATTCAGGCTGGCACGTCTGCTGCATCGGGCGGACCGACTGGCAAGACCACGAACATCCTTGACGGCACATGCCGCTGGATGTGGATCAACGATAGCGCGATTAATGCCAAGTGCGGGTTTTATAACGAGACGCTTGTTTTGCCGGGTGCAGGATCAAGCTGGGCACAGGCGAACAACCTTGAACTTAAGCCGGGCGTCTTGGCGAACTTTGTCGTCACGCAAGAGAACGACCTGACAAACAATTGCGGCATCGATAGCACGATCGGCGGGTTGAACAAATACAACACGTATTTGCAGAACAACGGCGGGAATGTCAGTTCAAGCGTTCTCGACATTGGTAGCAGCAATAGCACGAATTTCTCGTCGATCTGGGGCCTGCATCTGACCGGCGCAAAGCTGGCGTCTAACTCGGTGATCGGCATTGATGCTTCATCGGCAAACGGCATCGGGATCGGGACGGGCTTTGGTGGTGCAGTCAATCCGACATTCACCACGGCGGCGATTGGTGACAGCTCGACCGCGCCTAAGGGTGTCGAGATTACGGGCGCTAAGTCGGTTGCTGGTATCGAGATCACCGCGACTACGCCTGCATCGTATGTGTCAGGCGGCACAAAGACGCTTGCGGGCTTCTTTGACGTGTCCACTGCACCACGCGGGCTGCTGCTTGAAGGCACGTATTCCAAGTCGCCTATCCGCATGACCAGCCTGCCACCGTCCTACGCTGATGACGCGGCGGCGGCTGCGGGCGGCCTGTTGATTGGGGACGTTTACCGGACCGGTTCTGCGCTCAAGGTGAGGGTGGCATGACCTACGAGCTTCTCCTTGCCTGCTTCCGTTCGGGGCAGATGAACGCGGCGCAATTGCAGGAGCATATGCGCGATGATCCGGCTTTTGCCGAATATGTGCGGGCGCGTGTGTGATGAATGACATTCCAGAGGTGACAATGACGAAAGCAACGCGGGCCGAGTGGGTTTCTTTTGGCGCGTTCGGCCTGAACATTCTGACGTTAGCTTTCGCGTTCGGTGTCGTGTGGGCCGATGTTCAGGACCACGAAGTGCGCCTGACCAAACAAGAAGTCAAAATGGACACGCTCATTCCGAAGCTGGAGCGCATCGAAGTTGGTGTGCAGTTTCTGGCTGAACGGGCGCGTGAAGATCGGGAGCGCAGCAAGTGACAGAACCACGCTGGCTAACCATCGCCGCAAGCCACATCGGCACCAAAGAGATTGCGGGGCCGAAGCACAACGCCAAGATTATTGGCTGGCTGCAACGGCTCAAGTCTTGGATCACCACGGATGAAGTTCCTTGGTGCGGCACATTCGTTGCTGCCGTCATGCAAGAGGCTGGCCTGCCATATCCCAAGGAGTTCCCGCGCGCGAAAGCATGGGCGGACTATGGCGCCAACCTCCGCACGACGCATTTGGCACCGGGCGCAATCTTGGTGTTTTCGCGCGATGGTGGTGGCC